CGCATCGATTGCTTTGGTGTATTTTAAAAATGCCTCTGTGTCCTTGGGAAAACACGCACCACCAAAACCACGCTCGCTGTCAAGCCCAGGTACTAGGGTATGACTGGAACCAATTCTTTGATCATGTGTAATCATTTGGCGTACTATAGAATAGTCTGCTCCATTTTTTTCACAAATATCAAATAGTTGATTGAAAAAAGAAATCTTTGCCGCAAGAAACGAGTTTACGCTGTATTTGGCCATGGCCGCTTCGGTAACAGTGCATTGAAAAAATAATTTGCAATTGGGCAATACTGAACTAAAGATTTCCTGCCAGATTCCTTCGGGATCGTCGCCTCCAATTATCATAAACTTTTGTTCAGCAAAGTCTTTGACCGAAGTAGCCGCTCGCAAAAATTCAGGACTATAAACAATAGAATGGTCTTTATACAGTTCTCCAAGTGCAGTTAGTACATTCGGGATCACTGTACTTTTAATCAGTACAGGCATAAAAATAGGCACTGAGTCTAAAATATTAGAAATATTTCTAATATCGCAAACACCATCTTCTGTAGTTGGCGTATCAACACAAATAATTAACCCATCTGCATCGTGATGGTCTTTTATTTGATCTGTAGTATACTTGGGATCCACAATCACAATTTGATGCTTGGTTTGCAATGTTTGTCCAACTGCTTTACCAACAAATCCGTATCCTGCAATTATAATTTTCATATTAGAACTCGAAAAAACTGTTAAATGTATTCTTTTCTTCAGTGCTGTTGATATCCCAGTTCAATACACCAATCAAGTTGTCTAACTTGTTGTCAATAATTGTCTGTTCCATCTCGGCATGATCAAATGCCAAGTCTTTAAACCACTGTGGTAATCTCAGTTCATCAACCGGATATGCAACACTGGTAAATCCTAGAGCATTGGGTTTCAATTTGCAAACAATAACTTTAGCGCCGTCAGTAATACCCATACTGTACTTGTCGCCATACATACGCTTTAGTGTGTTCCAATTGATACTTGCACGAACATGACCAGGCATGTTGGTCTTGCCTGCCTTGGCTTCCTTAGCTTGATAGTCGGTAATGTTGTTGGCACGTTTTGGACTGCCTTTTTCCCAACCAGGTCTTGCTTTAAAGCGAATACGGAATTCACTAATATGATCCAGTACTTGTTGCTCATTTGCACCTGTCAATACCAGTTCAAGCACATCACTTAAAAAGTTTTGAATAAATTCTGGTGTGTCACTGCGTTTGAGATCCAAGCCCATGGCCTTAATCTTACCAGGCTTGCCGTCTATGTCCGCACGTTTACCTTCTTTATCATAGTAAAGAACAGCATAACGTTTTTTAGTAATAAACAAACTCTTTGATCCAACAATCTCTCGACCTGCTTTGATAACTTCGCCACGGCTTTTAGGCACATGAAACGCATCCAACATAAACTGCGGAAACGTACTGTTAACTTCCTCTGCAATTTGATCGTAAAGCTGAACTACGCTTTCCTTGGTCCAAGGCAGTTGTCCCGCAGTAATTTCTTTTTCTAATACTTTGTATGCTGAAAAATAACACGAGTCTGTATCACCATAGATGATAGCTTTGCCTGTGTGATTATATTCGCCTGCAACAATTTCATTAACTTTACTGGCCATGTGTCGAGCAATAGCACGACCGGTTAGCGTGGTTGATTGTCCAATACGTTTATCAAAGAATCTGCAACCATTGTTGAGAATAGCACCATACAAACTGTTTAGGTTAATCTTTTTAACCAACTGTCGTTTGTCCCAGTATTCTTCTTCAACTTTATTGCCTGCTTTAATTGCATCTTTTAATTTAGCCTGCATGTCTTTACGTTCACTATACCAACGTTTGAGCAATCCGGGGATAATACCTTCTTTTTCGTAGGTAAAGATAGTGCCGTTGGCACTAAGTATCCAAGGTTGGTTGCTTTCGTATATTAATCTATATACTTCTGCGGCACTGACCACATCAACGTCTCCATTCTCCCAGTCGATGGTAATGTCAGTGCCGATCTGTTGTTCCATCACTGCGGTATATTCTAACGATCCAAATACACCTTCCCACGCTGCCGCAAAACTTTTACCTTTGGCCACCATGCTATCAATATACTCTTGTGTAATAGTTTGTCGCAACTGTCCAACAATGGTTTCTGGGCCCATGTTCAATGCTCTAATTGCTGAAGGATACAATGAATTAATGTCCAATGAGCCAATCCAATCGTGAATGCCTTCTTTGGGATAGGCAACATATGCACCTGCGGCACCTTCGTTGTCTTCTCTGTCGTCCATCTTGGTACGATTAGGAACTTGAAACCCTCTACGATGAGCTTCGTTGATAATGGCCTGCTCAGTCACAGCCACAGCACCCATTGTGGTCTGTAGCAACACAGTACATTCATGTGCCAGCGTGTTGGCAAGGTCCATGAATTTTAATTTCTTATCTAATTTTTCAAGAAGCATACAGTCGTTGATGTTGTATTCAACAAATGTTCTAAAATCATTGTTGTAGAGCTGATCTAAGGTGCCTTCGTACTGTGTTTTACGCTCACCCAGTTCATATTCAGCAATGGCATCCAGTCTGTATGTGTGGCGTTCTTCATATGTGTATTTTCTGTAAAGTTCAAGGCTATCCAAATGCACACGACCAATAAAGTCATATGTGGTAGCTTGCCTGCCATACTTTTCATATTCACGTTTCTTGGGGAATTGATTGAACAAACAAAAACGTCTTGTATCTTCTTTGCTTAGGGCTTTGGTCACACGATTAACTGTGTAGGGAATATCAAAGCCTTCCGAATTCCAACCACTCAATACATCAGCATCTTTGATCAGGTCCAAGAACACATCCAACATCTCAGCTTCAGTTTCATACAGCATCACGTTGTCAAAGTCTTTGACCATTTCTTTGGCATCCGCCATCTTGAGTTTCTTAGGTGGAACAGCCAAACATATCATTGTTTCCATCCATTGCAAGTACACAGCAATGGCAGTGATGGGCATGAACGCATCATCCGGTGATGCGTAGCCACGTTCTGGATCAAAGTCTACTTCAATGTCAAAAAATGCTATGTTTAATTTTGGAGGTTCTGCATTTAGATAGTTTTCGCTCAGACAAACAAAGATGGGATTGATGTCTGCTTCAAACAATTTTTTGCTTGAATTAATAGCTTGTTCTTTTCTCAGCTCTTTGGTGTTTTTGCAAATAATACGTGTGAGTGGATCACCGTATATGCTTTGGAATTTGCCGCGAGGGTCTTTGAAGTAAAACGTGTGTTTGACAGGAATGTCACGGAACTCACGTTCTTGTTTTTTATTACGTTCGACCACTCGAATAACATCGTTCTCGCGGTCAAACCATGCGTCTACATAGCTCAATATATTCTCCATATGTCATTTTTGGCTGACAAATACCTAACGTGCGGTTTATGGCCCGCTTGCCCTTGTGTGTACTACTTATTAGATACGTTTTGTGATATCTAAAATTGCTTCAATCTCTGCCCAATCTGCATTATGTGCCTGCCAATCGCCTTTGTGGGCAATTTTAATAGCTTTGTTAATAATGCTGGGTTTTACTTGTAATTCTTCCGCCACTGCCTGTACTGTTTCTTTTAAGCCTACTTGCAAGTCTTCGATTTCACGTAATACTGTTGATCCTTCGGTAATCAATCTTTCTAGTTTTGCCTTTTCTTCTGCGCCGTATGAACGTCCTGACATGTAAGTCTCCTAATGTATATGCCTATTATATACTAGTTATCCGTGTAATGCAACCTCAAAGATATTTTTGAGGTGAAAATGGCGGAATAAATCCGCCATAATCAATATTTGATGCTTTTAATTCTTTCTAAAACTGCGTCGTCTTGTGCTTTGATTGATTCGTCAATTCCTGCAATCCCTTTTGCAACACCCTTGCCAAATCGCCATGTTTTATCTGCAACATCGCTAACCGCATCCCAGGTTCCTATACCAATATCTTTAATTGTTTGTCCTGTTTTTTTACCTGCATCGTCCGCAGTTAACTCTGGTTCAGTTACGCGGGCGGCCTGCGCAACAAAAGGTTGTCCGTCAACGGTTGCAACTGTTTTATCTGGATATTTGTTTGCCAACCAGCCCGGCAATTTCTTCATATCATAACCAGCCGGCAATTTTATTAGATTTTTTGGACTAGTACCATCTGTAAATACTACTTTTATTGTTTTTTCCATATCATTTATTTTCCCAATTGCTTTTAGTTTTTGCAGGGTTGCCCGATGCCGCATTTCTTCTTGCTAGATTAGCCAACTCTAGTTGCGACATGTTGGCATACTTATCACGATGTTGTACACCATCGCTTGGTGTAATATCTGTAGTACCAGTGGTTACTTTACGGCCAGTTGTTGGATCCACTCCATCCTTACCATACCATCTTCGGTATCCCTGACCAATGTCATACCAACCGCTTGCAACATAAGGTTCATCTTTTGATACAACACTAGCGGCCTGATCAGTTTGTCCCAACTTTTTTCTAACAGCGGCCAATCTTTTTTGTATTGCAGGATCTTTGGATTTAGATAGTTTGGCAATTAGTGCATTTATCTGCGTTAATAATTCTTGTTGTTCTGCAGAATTATCAGCAACTCCGTCTGTCTCTTTTCCGTCAGTTTCTTTTCCGTCAGTTTCTTTTCCGTCTTTTTCTGTTGTTGTACTAGCACTTTGTCCTGCTTCCGAATTAGCGGCATCTGCTTTCTTCTTGGCAGCATCTGCTTCAGCTTTCTTCTTGGCGGCTGCTGCCGCGACGGCCTCATCATCTAATTCCTCAGGCTCATCATCACCAATTTCTGCTGGTTCTGCGGCATTGTCAACCTCTTCTGGTTCTGCCCCACTGTTGTACACACCAGCCGCTATGGCCGCTACTGTGAGTGCTGTTACTAGCGTGGCTACTTTGCGTCGTTTAACATACTGCCAAAATCCTTCTTCGCCCTTAGTGCCTTTGAGGCTGTTCCACTTGTCTACTATTTCAGGTTTTTCTTCAAGTGTGCGTTTTAATCTCTCACTTGCAGTTTCTCCGGGTTTTGCCGGCAACAAATCAGCTTCTTTAATTTTTACTTCACCTGCATCAATAGCGGCTTTGGCCTCGGCTTCAGCGGCCGCAGTTTTCTTTGCTTGTAATACATCGTCGGCTGTTTTGGGTGCATTTACTTTAGGTTCAGGCGCTGGTTCTACTTTAGTTACACCAGGCTTAATACCACGGCTTTCTAATGTTTCTTTAGCGGCTTGTTTTTGCCAAGAATTATACATTTCATCTCGACCGTTATATATTGTTTGTAATTCACTATCAGATAATTTTTTGTAATCAACTCGAGCTCTTTCAAGATTAGCTGCCTCTTGACTGCCTGCTTTAGGTGCTTCTGGTTCTGTTCTAGGTGCTTCAGCTGGTTTAGGTGCATCTGTTTTAGGTGCTTCTGGTTTTATTCCACGACGTTCTAATTCTTCTTTAGCTGCCTTGCGTTGTGCCGCAGTCACATTTGGATTATTATACAGTGCTTGCAAATCAGCATCGGTTTTGCCGGCTATGTCCTTTGCACCTCTCTCCGCTTCGCGTTTTAAAGATTCGGAGTCGCCTGTCTTGCTGGCCTTTCTTTGGTCTAATATTGCTTTGAATTCTCTTCTTATGGCAGGTGATCTATCTGTATCTTTAATTGCCGCTTCAAGCTGTGCATCGGTCATGTTGTTGGCATCTTTGACGGCTTGCTGTGCTAGTTCTGACGATGCCCTAACTTGTAATTCCCCACTAAGTTTTACTGATCTGCCAGCAACAACTGCTTTTTCAACATCATCTGCTACTTGCTCTGCTGATAATATAGTAGTCTTCTGTGGTTGTTTGCCGTTTCGTAAAACTATTAGATACGAATCTTGGTCGGCAACTTTTTTTAATACTAATTCAACTTCTTGTTCTATTTTCTTTTTACCTACTCGACGAATTACATTAACTGTAACTTCCTCGCCTAACTGTTTTATAATTGTTTTAGCACCTTGTTTAGCCAGTCCTGTAACACCGTCTTTGAGTATCTGCTCCGCTGCCCCGCCTCCAAGAATCCTAGATACCAAAGCTTCAGTAATGGTTTTGTTTTCTATTTCGGCAAGGATTTTTCTAAGCTCTGCCATGTGGGTGGTTAAATTATTCATGCCATGCCTTCCTCTAGTCCTGTTATTTTTCTTGCGCCATCAAATCCCTGTCTTGCTTTGTCTGCCAACCACCCAGCTCCTTTATCTATGGGATTCTTTATATAATCAGGTAGAATTTTTCCACTGTATTTCTCCCATGCCGTGAGCAGAGCTTGAAAGCCCATGGTCCCAAGCACCATCCACCCCATGTTGCTAGCACCAAAGTTTTTTGCTATGCCATTATAAAATGCTTCCAAATGAGTCTTTGCAATTTGTCCCACTGCTTTTGCGGCCTTGCTTG